GCAATATTCTGCAGGTAGGTGACTTCTTAAAAGATCATAGATAACCTGAATAGGAAATCTATCCGTAGCTGCCGATAAATCTACTGAATAGTAGATAGGTCAGTTAGCTACACCTTTTAAGAAAGCACCTTGATCAAAGGTACAATCTTGAGGAATTCTATCTAGAATCCTGAAAAGGAAACTATGTAGTTTCTTCAAGACTGTCTGACTAAAATAATCTAATATTCCGATTATTCTAGTCTTACCTTCTTTGTCCGGAAAGTAAGACAGTTTCCTACTGAATGAATCAGTAGAAACTGGAGTACTTTTCCCCGGATTAGATGGTAATTGATCAAGTAGAGATCTAACTTTTTCTTTGAAAATCACTCCACCTAGTTGAGCCAGAGAGTTTCTTAAGCTTTCTGGAAGATCTAAAAGATCTTTATCCCAACTATAAAGAGCGTGGCCGTTAGGCCCTCTCTTATTGGTGAAGTGAAATCTTGAGAAAGATAGACTTCTTGGTAAGCCTTTAGACTTGGAGAAACCTAAGACTCTTCAGAACTTAGGCGCTTCCTTATCAAAATCTCACTTACTACCTTCTTTCAAGGGTTCAGTAATAGTTTTGATATTAGGATTTGCCTTAAGTTCTAATCCTCTTGTTACAAAGAGAAGCGTCAAGATTAATTGCAACTCAAGAGTTGGAATTGATCCATCGTGAATCTTTTGTACAAAAGGACCTAAGATCTTAGGAATCCCTCCTTGTGCTAATTTAACCCCATTCACTCTGCTGGCATTCCCCGAAAGGAAATTCAGCAAATTAAGTCTAACTGCTTTGTTAAAGGCAATTAGTCCCTTAATTCCTCTTGTATTAAGAATATGCAATTGGAAGTGAAGGATAGTTAATAAGGCTGATCTAGTGCTATATGGCAACTTTAAAATTACCATAAGCCATCTAAACAATTGTATGTAAGAATACGCTATATATTTTATAGTTATTCTTTTGAATACAAAGTTTAGGTGTTTTCCCGGTTTTATCCAGGAGGGTACCTTCCCTGAAGCTTGTAAGGCCTCAGGGTAACACCCTTGACCGATAAGGTAGTCACACCGGCTAGCCAAAAGGCTAGAGGGAGCCATTACTGGTCTCCCTGAGGGGTACCTTTTTTTAAG